TCTTATATTACCGGTATTAAGATGGATGATTATGGAAATTCCAAAGCCACATTTTGGGAGACCGCTCCCTCTGACTGGATTATTAAGATCTGCAACAACATTCGTCAAGCTGCGATTATGGCTGACCTCGCTAATAAAGGCAAAGTCACCATTGATCCTCGTGCAATGACTATTACCACCAATGTTGAAGATTTACACGCAGGTATTACTTCTAATAATCCCATGTCAATATTGAGACGTTGTCATATCCATGTTGATCTGAAGGTTCGCCCTCAATTCTTGACAGATAACATGCTTGATTCACAGAAAGTACTTGATATCTGTGGCTCTCTGGATACCATTAATGATATCTGGCTTATTGACATCAAAAAGCCAGTTGGAGATGGTCCCGGAAAGCAAAATTTCAATTCCTGGGAAATTATTCATAAAGACATGAACATTTTTGACTACTTGGATTTTATTGCTGTGCATGCACAGAAGCACAATAAACAACAAACGTCAATTGTTGAATCTTTTAAAGACCCAGCATCATTGATTGATTTCTGTCCAGAATGCAACCACATTCAACAGAGATGCACCTGCGAAACCGAATATGAACCCCATTTTGGTGAACGCATCGCCACAACTCTCAAAACAAAATTGGATTCCAGTACTATTTCTTTCAAAAAATTCCAATTGGTCGCTGAGACCAGAATTGAGGATTTTACTGTCAAAGCACTTATTGATGGTTATTCCTGGTTTTGGAATTCACCCTATTCATCCTGGACATCTTATGTACCTGAATCTTGGATGGATAATGATTGGATTAAGATGGGCATCCTATATGCTGGCCAAGATTGGATAGGACAAGAAGTGCAGAGTTATGTATATAATTATTTTCTTATTACATTGATTCTTACTCTGTCCTCATCTATGGTTAGTTATTACTTTGGTTTCATCGTTTTCTGCACTGCATTATTGTATTTTTCTACATGCTATGCAGGAGTGATTGAAGCTAAAAAGAATGCTTACTTTACCGAGATCCAACAGAGACGTGGAGTTCTGCCTGAATTGTTTCAAAACGCACGAGACAAACACGTACAATATGCC